CCAAACGTCCGAAGCCGCCGCTGCACACCCAGCCGCAGGCCGAGCAGGACCGGCGCATTCTCGCCGCAGCCGGCGCGCTGGGCTTCGCTGATCCACCGCCTTTGTCCGTCGTCCCGCTGAGGATCGCGCAATGAACGACCACCGCGCCGCCTGGGTTGCCGCACTCGCCAAGCTCACCACGCCGCACGATCCAGAACGCGCCGCGGCGGCCATGGCGGCTTACTTGCCGTTCCTGGGCGATTTGCCGGTGCAGGCCTTCACGCTGGACAGCATGCGCCACGTCGCCATGTCCGAGCGGCGGATGATGATCCCGGATCTGCGCGAGGTGCTGGAGCCGTTGACGGCGCACTGGCGCGCGAACCGGCCGCACCCGATCGCCATTGCCGCGCCGTCCGCCAAGCCAGAACCCGAACGCGCGCCGCCTACCGACGAGGAACGCGCCGCCGTGTCGGCCAAGGTGCGCGAGGCCATGGCGGCGCTGTCGTCGCGCCCTGCCAGTCCTGCACGCTCGCCGCAGGAACAGATTGCCGCGTCGAGCGAGGCGCCGGCTGTCCGTGCCCACCACGCGGCGCCGGAAGTGCTAGCCGAGGCGCGGGCGCGGCTGCGTGGGGCGCGGTGACGTGGACACCACCCCCGAAACGCCCACCCCACCCGCCGACGCCACCCCCGGCACACGCTGGGCCTACCGCGCCAGCTATGTGCCGGCCGAGGTGCCGACGATCCACGGCGTCGTCACCGTGCAGGCGGGGAAGTATGGCCGGTTCCTCCTGACGGATGAGGGGTGGGTGCGTGATGACACGCCGACGCCGGCCGTGGGTGGCGCCGTATGAGCGACATGGCACGCAGCGCCGCGCTCAGGCACCGCCAGCGGGTTTTGGCGCATCGGACGAGCGCGACTACCGGCCGCGCTCTAAACACCGCTGGCGGCCTTCTACGCGCGGCGCAAAAAAACCCGCCGCAGGGTGTGCCTGGGCGGGGTGTGGGGTGGGAGTGGAGTGGGTTAGGCAAACAGGTCGCCAAACGTGCCGGTTTCGCTGGCGATGAGCGCGGCCCCCTTCGCAGCCGTCTGGGCCTGCGCTACGGCGCTCAGCGTCCAATACTCCGCTTCGCTGATCTCAATCCCGTCAAAAAAGAACACGCAATCGGTGCCGGCGATGCTCGTGAAGACGATGTGGTTGCGAAGGTCAGTGCTGATGTCGTGTGCCATGTCCGTCTCTCCGTTTGCGTTCCTGTTAACGGCAATCTAGCGTCACGCTGCGAGCCTGTCAACGCTATATCAGCGTCACGCCCGATTATTTTTGCGCAGGCGCCGGATCATCCCGCATCGCCTGCCTGTGTGCATCAAGCCGCCGCTCCAGCCACGCGGCTACGTCGGGCGGGACGGTGTAGCCGGTTGGGCGTATCCAGTTCCGCACGCGGTCGCGATGGCAGCCCAACAACTCAGCTAAGTCGCCCGTGGTCCAGTGGAGTTCCGCCAGCGTGGCGGCGAGGGTGGCGGGGGTCATGCGACGCTGGCCACGCGCAGCGCGGCGTGAGCAGCGGCGCGACGCTTCCGGTTGACGCGCGCCATTTCCACCGCCACGGCCGGCACGATATCCAACCCCTTCAGGTTGCCATTGCCGCCGACCAGGCCAGCGATCGACCGGCCCAGTTCCAGCTCAGCCACAATGAAGCGGCCGATCGCGCGCCCGGCGGCGGCACGAGCTTTAAGGAAGGCGGCGTAGTGAGTGGTGTTGTCGGTGGTGAAGCTCATCGTCGTGTTTCCCTTGTTGATGACGCATTCGTGGCGGCGAGGGTGGCGGGGGTCATCGTGCGGCGCGCATGCGCTGGTCGTAATCTTCGGATGCGAGCACTTCATCAATCCATGCTTTGGCATCCGCCAGCACGCAAAAACCGGGGCCGCGACGGTCGTTGAAATCAGCGTCGATAACGTCGGCATACCAGCCGGCGGCGCGGTCATCACTGGTGCCGCTGAAGCTGCCGCGCGCGATGGTGAAGCCTCTGTAAGTGTGGGTCTTGGTCATCGTTTTGTCTGCCTCTCTGATGACGCCAACCTAGCGTCACCACACGGGACTGTCAACGCTAAATCGGCGTCATTACAAATATTTTTGGAGGCTGCATGCACGACGTAATCACCCGCGCCATCTGCTGCCCGCACGGCACCTGCATCTCGCCGGGCTACTGGTCAGGAGCCGGACGTATGGCGAAGAAGGATAAGCCTGTGCAGATCCACGCAGACCTTGGCGCCACCGGCCCGGCGGCGCTGGCGCGCCCTGTCATCGACACCGAGATCAAGACGCGCGGCCACGGCAAGATCGTCGCGCGCCAGGCCATCGACTGGCCGCCCGACGTGCACCACCACCACGGCCGGCTGGATGACGTCGAGCTTGCCGCGGCGCAGCAACTGCGGCGGGCGTTGGCCTCGATGCGCGCGCCGCGCGTCACCGCGCGCATTGCCTACGGCTCCGACGAGGGCCTGGACGACGAGGCCGAAGACCTCACGGACGAGCAGCGCGAGGAGCAGCGCCGTGCGCGGTTTCGCGACCAGGTGGCGGCGCGCGACGCCCTTGGCCCGCTGTGGCACGCGGTGGCGCCGGTGGTCGAAGCGGTGAGCTGGAGCGTGTGCCCGGCGCACGATCTGGCGGCGCTTCGCCGTGGCCTGCGTGATCTGGCGCGGATGTTCAAAATCAGAGGAGGCGAAAATGCTTGACGCGACACGGATGCGTCATTTACCCACTCCACTCACGACGCCCGTATTGCGCCCAGCGCACTGCGGGCGTTTTTTGAAAACCGTCTGAAAATGGTAGCGTCCGCGTTCGTGGTGGAAATTCGAACGACGTAAGGGTGTAGGCGGGGGTGGCCATCGGATCGGCGGCTACGGTGGAGTTGCGAGGCTTCACCCTGAACCGAACGAGGACCCGATGACCGAGGAGAGACTACCGCTTGCCGAGTTGCTGGCCAAAGCTGGCGACGGCGACTTCCTGCGCAGCGTGGCGGAGGCGGTGCTGCAGATGCTGATGGAGGCTGACGCCGAAGGGCTGATCGGCGCCGGGCGGCACGAGCGCAGCGGCGAGCGCACCACCTATCGCAATGGCTACCGCGACCGCACGCTGGACACCCGGTTGGGCAGCCTGCAGCTGCGCATTCCGAAGCTGCGCCAGGGCAGCTACTTCCCGCCCTTCCTGGAGCCCCGCCGGACCACCGAGAAGGCCCTGGTGGCGGTAATCCAGGAAGCTTGGGTCAGCGGCGTCTCCACCCGCCGGGTGGACGACCTGGTGCAGGCGATGGGGCTGGCCGGCATCAGCAAGAGCACGGTGAGCAAGCTGTGCAAGGATATCGACGAACGTGTCGGCGCCTTCCTCGACCGGCCGCTGGCCGGCGACTGGCCGTATCTATGGCTCGACGCCACCTACCTCAAGCAGCGCGAGGGCGGGCGCATCGTGTCAGTGGCAGTGATAATCGCCGTGGCGGCGAACACCGACGGCAAGCGCGAGATCGTCGGCCTGCACATTGGCCCTTCGGAGGCGGAGACCTTCTGGGCCAGCTTCCTCAAGAGCCTTGTGCGCCGCGGCCTGCGCGGGGTGAAGCTGGTGATCTCCGATGCGCATGAGGGGCTGAAGGCGGCAATCCGCCGCGTGATGGGCGCGTCCTGGCAGCGCTGTCGCGTGCATTGGATGCGCAACGCCCAATCCTACGTCGCCAAGGGCCAGCAGAGCATGGTCTCGGCCGCCCTGCGCCAAGCATTCATCCAGGCGGACCGCGCCAGCGCCAGCCAGACCCTGCGCCACGTCGCTGACCAGCTCCGCCCGAAATGGCCCAAGCTCGCGGCGTTCATCGATGACAGCGAGGTCGACGTGCTGGCCCACATGGACTTCCCCGCCCAGCACCGCAGCAAGATCCACAGCACCAACCCGCTGGAACGGCTCAACAAGGAGGTCAAACGCCGGGCCGACGTTGTCGGCATCTTCCCCAATGAGGGCGCCATCATCCGCCTGATCGGCGCGGTCCTGCTGGAAGCCAACGACGAGTGGCAGCTCCAGCACCGCTACATGCAGACAGAACCCATGGCCGACCTCATGCTGGCACTGAGCGACACCACCACACCACAGATCACCACCGTCGCCGCATGATCCACGGCCAACTCAGCTACACCCAATTTTCCACCACGTTGACGGACACGACCCTGAAAATGGCCCGGCCAAAAGGTTCGCGCGACAAGGCGCCAAGGCAATCGCCAGCCCGAAAGGTGGCCTTGCAGGCACTTGCCGAAGGCATCACGCCCTTGGAGGTCATGCTTCACGCTATGCGGCAACGGTGGGGCGCGGGCGACGTGGATGGCGCCGTCCAAGTGGCGGAGAAGGCCGCCCCGTATCTGCATGCACGCTTGTCCGCCGTGGACGCGACCAGCAAGGGCGAGCGCTTGGGCTACGTCATCACGGCGCCTGTCGAGGCCATAGACGCGGACGAATGGGCGAAGCAGCACCAACCGCGCCACTGATCGTCTGGCAACCGCAGCAGGGGCCGCAGACGGCCTTGCTGGCATGCCCGGTGTTCGAGGTGTTTTTTGGAGGGGCGCGCGGCGGCGGCAAGACGGACGGCGTGCTGGGTGAGTGGGCGGTGCATGCCGACCGCTACGGCAAGGACGCTATTGGCCTCATGGTGCGACGCTCGCGCACCGAGCTGACGGAGACGTTCGAGCGCGCTCGCGTGCTGTTCACGCCTTTGGGCGCGACGTACACCCAGCAGCCGATGCGCTGCGTGATGCCGGGCGGCGGGCGCCTGACGTTCGCGTACCTGGAGCGCGACAGCGACGCCGAGCACTACCAAGGCCACAGCTACACGCGGGTCTACGTCGAGGAGGCGGGGACCTTCCCTAGCCCGGCGCCGATCCTGAAGCTGTTCGCCACGCTGCGCAGCGGTGCCGGCGTGCCGTGCCGGATCAGGCTTACGGGGAACCCTGGCGGGCCCGGGCACCAGTGGGTGCGGGCGCGCTACATCGACCCGGCGCCGTTGGGCTGGGAGCGTATCCGCGACCCGGAAACCGGCCTGGAACGTGTCTATATCCCGTCCCGGGTGGGGGATAACACTTATTTGGGCGACAACTACGTGGCGCAGCTCAAGGCGTCGGGCTCGCAGCAGCTGGTGCGGGCTTGGCTTGAAGGCGATTGGTCTGTCATCGCCGGGGCGTTCTTCCCGGAGTTTGGCCTGGAGCGGCACGTTGTCGCGCCGCTGGAACTGCCCAGCCAGTGGCTGCGGTTCCGCAGCCTCGATTGGGGCTCGGCTCGACCGTTCAGCGTGGGATGGTGGGCGGTGTCGGATGGCGAGCTGCCGCAGTTCCCACGCGGCGCGCTGATCCGGTATCGCGAATGGTATGGCTGTGTGCCAGGCCAGCCGAACACAGGCCTGCGGATGACGGCCGAGGAAGTGGCGGCGGGCATTGCCCAGCGTGAGAAGGACGAGATGATCCGCCACGGCGTTGCGGACCCGGCCATCTTTTCCAGCGACGGCGGCCCGTCGATCGCTGAGCGCATGACGCAAGCGGCCCGGATCATGTTCCGGCCAGCCGACAATGCCCGCGTGGCCCGCAACGGTGCGCTGGGCGGCTGGGATCAGCTTCGATCCCGCCTGAAAGGCGACGGCGAGCGCCCGGCCATCTACTGCTTTGCCACTTGCACGGACAGCATCCGCACCGTGCCGGCGTTGCAGCACGACGAGAACAGGCCCGAGGACGTGGATACCGAGGGCGAGGACCACGCCGCCGACGAGTGGCGCTATGCGTGCATGTCGAGGCCCTATGTCCGCGAGACGCCGCGCACCGCGCCGCCCCGCTTCGACTACGGCACATCCGCCGAAAGTGTGCGCCTGGGCGTTTCCATCCGCGAGCTGATCGAGCGCGCTGAGCGCCGCCGCCGCCGCATAGAGGACTGACATGCAGGCATTTACACCGCTGCCGGGCGCCACCAGCGTCAGCGCAACCGCGTCCAACGTGCAGGGCACGATCACCATGCCCAGCCTCGCCAACGCGCTGCACATCGCCAACACCAGCGCTACGCTCTACGTCACGGCCAAGTACGGCGTGGGCGCGCAGACTGCCACGCTGGGTGGCGACGGCATCACCATCCCGCCGATGTCGCATGTGCTCGTGGAGACAAACAACACCATCACCCACGTCGCCGCCATTGGCAGCGCCGCCGGGCCTACGGCGGTGGTGTTCACGCCGGCCCGGGTGCAGGCGTAACGCCGCATGAGCGACGACGACGCCACCAGCGCCGGCACGCTTGAGCGGCCCGACGATGCGGGCAAGGGCGCGGCCGGCCTCGTCACGCTGTGGCTCGACGCCATCGCGCTGTCTGGCAAGGAGGAAAGCGACTGGCGCGACAACGCGGCGGAGGCGCTGGCGGCCTACAAGGGCGAGCAGAAGGACAAGGCTTGCGCGCAGCGCCGGTTCAACATCCTGTTCTCGAACATCGAGACGATGGCGCCGGCCGTCTACAACTCGGTGCCGACGCCTGACGTGCGCCGCCGTTTTGGCGACGACGACCCGGTGGGCCGCACCGCCGCGCAGGTGCTGGAGCGCACGCTGTCGTCGGGCCTCGACTACGGTTTCGACGCCATCATGCGCCGCGGCGTGAAGGACACGCTGATCGCCGGCCGCGGCGTGGCGCGTGTGCGCTACATGCCCGAGGTGATGGACGGCGCGCTGATCTACGAGCGCGTGACGTGCGAGAACGTCTACTGGGCCGATTTCCGCCGCGGCCCGGCACGGACGTGGGAGAGCGTGCCGTGGATCGCGTTCCGGCATTTCCTCACCCGCGAGGAACTGGAGCGGCTTAACCCCAAGATCGGCGCCACCATCGACCTCGATGCGCGCCTGCAGGGCGTTGAGGACAAGGACGGCCAGCCGCCGGCGCAGAT